ACAGGTAATGGCCTCACGTCATCTCTAGGTACTGAGACAGTTACCACTGACCAAAACATATCTGTATCAGGTAACCCTCTTACTTCTACAGCAGGTAATGCTGTTGCTACTGGCATTGCTAATGCAGCTATAACTAATGGTGCATCTGCAACCTCATCTAGAGGTGATGTATCATTATCTACAGATCAAAATATATCCGTATCTGGTAATCCGTTAACTTCAACTGTTGGTAATGAATCGACAAGTGTAACGAGCACCACTGGGTGGAATAGAGACACCGACGTTAACACAGGAGGCTCAATTGGTTGGGGCGGGCAACAATGGGGAGCTGTAGGCGGTTCATTCGCTCTTACAGGACAATCTTTAACAAGCGCTTTAGGTGACGAGGATGTAAGAACAGATCAAAATATTTCTGTTACTGGAGTTAGTTCAACATCTTCAATAGGAACTTTTTCAGTTTCTGGAGATGGTCAGATTACAGTTGTAGCTGGATCCGAGGTAGCATTACAATCTGCGGTAGGAACTGCTGAAGCTGACCCTGAGTTTGTAGTATTTCCAACAGGCAACGCAATGAGTTCAGCTGTGGGAACAGTAGGGACTTCAGTATTTCTTACTGGTTTAGGCACTACCTTAAACATCGGAGATGCTGAACAAGAAACTCTTTATGAAGCTCCAAGTGTATCTGCAACTTCTTCTGTAGGATCAGTTAATATTAGAACAGATGTGGTCTTTACAATATCAGGAGTTTCTGTTACTAGTAGTACAGGTAATTTACAAGGAACCTTCTGGAGCCAGGTAGATGACTCAAACAGTGGAATAAGTTGGACTGAAGTTCACAGAGCTGCATAAAAGTTTTGACAAACTTTAAATTAATCATTAAATTTTAAATTAGGAGATTAAATGAGTTCAACATATTCAACAGGTTTAAGAATAGAGCTACAAACCACTGGAGAAAATTCAGGAACTTGGGGTACTATTACAAACAATAACTTTTCTCAAGTATTTGAGTTTGCTATTGCTGGTGTATATGCAAAAACTCTCTCTGGAACAGGGCCTACAACTTTAACAAATAATGATGGTCCACAAAGTCAAGCTAATAACGAAGCAAGGCAAAACCAAATAATTTTTTCTGGAACTATTTCTACTACTCACATTGTACAGTTTCCAGCTACACAAAAAACTTACGGACTATACAACAACATCTCTG